TGCCCCTGCAGGAAACTCAGGAAATATTGTAGGAACTCTTAGTGGAGGTACTAATAGTATTTTAGCTAATGCTCTTGTTTTAGAAACCCTTTCAGAAGGTATTATTATGAACAGTTCAAGTTCATTAGCTTCTGATGGTACTTTAGCTTCTGGATCAAAAGATAATGTTCGTTGGGAAATTACAAATGCTAATACAAGTTCAGGAACATTTAACGTTATTGTTCGTAGAGGAGATGATAAAACAAATAGCAAAACAATTCTTGAAACTTGGAACAACGTTAATTTAGATCCAAACTCAAGTAGATTTATCTCAAGAGTAATTGGTGATCAAGTAATTGAATATAACCCAACAACAAATCAAATAGATATTTCTGCAGGTTCATTTACAAACCAATCAAGATATGTACGTGTTAAAACTCTTAACTATTTAACCCCAAATTATCTTGACAACAGTGGAAATCCAGTTTCAGCATATACTGCTTCAATCCCATTAAATGGATCAGGTTCATTTACAGGTGCAACTGGAGATGTAAAAGCAGGAGCTAATTTTTATGATGCAATAAATGCATCTAATACTCAAGGATTAGTAGCTGCTAATTACGATAATATGGTTAACTTGTTGTCAAATAAAGATGATTACCAATTTAACGTTTTATCTACTCCTGGTTTATTTGATGAATATCATACTTCAACAATCTCAACAATTGTTACAAATACTCAATTACGTGGAGATAATCTATATGTTGTAGATACTGTTGGATATAGTGGAGGAATAACAGATGCAATATCTCAAGCTTCAACACGTGATACTTCATATGCTGCTACTTACTGGCCTTGGGTTCGAATAATTGACCCAGGAACAGGAAAACAAGTTTGGGTCCCAGCTTCAACACTAATTCCAGGAGTTTATGCTTACAATGATAGAGTAGCTGCACCTTGGTTTGCACCAGCAGGTATTAATCGTGGTGGTTTGTCTACAGTATTAAAAGCAAAAGTAAAATTAACTCAAGGAAATAGAGACGAATTATACGAAAACAATATCAACCCAATTGCTACATTCCCTAAAACTGGAATTTCAGTATTTGGTCAGAAAACATTACAAAAAGGTGCTTCTGCTCTTGATCGTGTAAATGTTCGTCGTTTAATGATTGAATTGAAATCATATATCACTCAAATTGCAGATACGTTAGTATTTGAGCAAAATACTATTACTACAAGAAATAATTTCTTAAGCCGTGTTAATCCATACTTGGAAGCTATCCAACAAAAACAAGGATTATACGCGTTTAGAGTAATTATGGATGAAACAATTAATACTCCTGATGTAATTGATAGAAACCAGCTAATAGGACAAATATATGTTCAACCAGCTAGAACAGCAGAATTTATAGCTTTAGATTTTATCCTACAACCAACAGGAGCTACATTCCCAGGGTAAAAAGTTGAAAAATTAAATATGTATAATAAAACAAATAATAGATAAAACATGGCAATCCTAGATCCAAACGAAATATTTTTTACCGCGTTTGAACCAAAACAAACCAACCGCTTTATTCTTTATATTGATGGTATTCCATCATATATGATTAAAGGAATGGGCGCTGTATCATTGTCTCAAACCGCAGTTGCTCTTAACCACATTAACGTTCAACGTTTTGTAAAAGGAAAAACTACTTGGAGTAACATCCAATTTACATTGTTTGATCCAATTACACCAAGTGGTGCTCAAGCAGTAATGGAATGGGTTCGTTTACATCACGAATCAGTAACAGGTCGAGATGGTTACTCTGATTTCTATAAGAAAGACTTAACAGTTAATGTTTTAGGACCTGTAGGTGATATCGTTTCAGAATGGGTAATCAAAGGAGCATTAATTACTGAAGCATCGTTTGGTGATTATAACTGGGATGACGATGGAACAGCAGTAAACATCACTATGACAGTACAACCGGATTACTGTGTATTAAACTTCTAATACTATTTTGAAATATTTTTAAAGAAGCTTGCCTAGTTTAGGTAGGCTTCTTATTTTTTCATATATGTATATCCGATAAATTAAGTTATATTAAATAAGAATTATGAGTGAATTTAAAATCCCAACTGAAACAATTGAGTTGCCTTCTAAAGGTTTACTTTATCCTGAAAGTTCTGAATTAGCTAAAGGTGCAATCGAAATGAAGTATATGACAGCACGTGAAGAAGATATTCTCACAAATCAATCATATATTAAAAATGGAACTGTTTTAGATAAATTGATGAAATCATTAATCGTATCTAAAATCAATTATGATGAATTATTAATCGGAGATAAAAACGCAGTAATGGTAGCTGCTCGTGTTTTAGGATACGGTAAAGATTATACCTTTGATTATAATGGAGAAACTCATACAGTAGATTTATCCACCCTAGAAAACAAACCATTACACCCAGAAGTAGAATCTCGTAAAGTTAATGAGTTTGAATTTACTTTACCCCATTCTAGTAACCGTGTAACGTTTCGTTTTTTAACACATAAAGATGAGCAGGATATCAACCGTGAAGTAGAAGGGTTAAAAAAAATAAATAAAGATTCTTCATCTGAATTAACAACACGTTTAAAATATATTATTACTTCTGTTGAAGGAAACCAAGAAAGAAAAGACATTCGTGACTTTGTTGATAACTACCTTTTAGCAAAAGACTCCAGAGCATTAAGAGAATACATTAAAACTCTCCAACCAGACGTAGATATGTCTTTCTTTCCCAGTGACGGGGGGGATAGAGTCAATATCCCAGTTGGGATTAGCTTTTTTTGGCCTGACCTCTGATATAGCCCCCCAGGCTAGAGCCGCGGTATTCACCCAAATACATGAAATATGTTTCCATGGAAAAGGAGGATATGATTGGCATACAGTATATGGTATGCCTATATGGTTAAGAAGATTTACTTTCAATAAAATAAATGAGCATTATTCTAAAGAAAAAGAACAAATAGAAAAATCTCAAAACGGAGGTAAAGCTACAAAATTAATAGATTCATCTGGAAAAGTTAATACTCCTGAATTTTTAAAAGCTAATGAACAATATAAAAAGCCTGCAAAATATAAGTAAAATTGCAGGCTTTAATATTTATAACAAAATGTTTAAATGGCTGGTCCTAGTAAAAAAGAAATAAATGATATAAAAAAGGCTTTAAAAGAAATCGAACAATTGTATGATAAATTGGGCGGTTCTAATCCTTTTAGTGGAGTTGATCCTAGAAGTATAGCAGCATCTGCTGATGAAACTAAAAGACTTAAAGAAGAACTTCAAGAAGCTAGAGAAGCCGTTACAGACCTTGAAGGAGAATCTGGAGATTTATTTAAAAGTTGGAAATCAATATCTGATGAAGTTAAGGGATATCGAAGAGTAATAAATGACTCTAAAGGAACAGTATCAAAAGTAAATGATATAGCCCAAAAATTAAGAGACCACCAATCAAAAACCAACCAGCTTTCTTCTAAAGAATTAAATTCTCTTAAATCTAAACTTGAACAACAAAAGGCTATCCTTACTAGCAATCAAGATAGTCTTCGAAGCCAAATAGAAGAACTCCACCTTAAAAAGCAATCAGGAGTTATTACTGCCACTGAATTAAGACAACTAAGAGAAAGTGAAAACATCTATAGAAATATAACAGATGGCCTTAATGAAAATAATGGATTATTAAATGAAATAATTGAAAAAACCAAACAAGAAGCTGATTTAAGGAAAGACATTGAAAAGAAATTAGGTGCTACTGGAGGAATTTTAAGAGGAATGTCTAAAATTCCATTAATAGCAGATTTAGTAGATACTGAAAAAATTCTTGGAGAAGCTGAAGATGAAATTGAATTAACTAATAGTGGAGTAAAAGGTTTAAGTGCAGGGTTTAAAGCAATGAAAAGCCAAATAATTGAAGGCCTTTTAAACCCAGCTAATTTAGTATTAGGTGCTATAACATTATTAGGAGAAGCACTCATAACTTCTGATCAAAGTGCTGGAGACTTAGCCAAAGAATTTAACATAACATATTCTGAAGCCCTTAATACTAGACAAGAATTAGGGAAAATTGCAGCATTATCTGGTGACGCAGCTTTAAATACTAGAGCTCTTCAAGAAACCTTAGTAGCTGTTGGTTCACAATTAGGTAGTAATGCTAAATTAAATGAAGCTGATTTAAAAACATTTACTAAATTAAGAGAACAAGCAGGTTTTACTAATGAAGAATTATATGGTGTCCAACAGTTATCTTTAGTAAATGGAAAATCTTTAGAAGAAAACACTAAAGAAATTTTAGGAGGTGCCAATGCTTACGCTTCAAGAAACAAATTAGTTCTAAATGAAAAACAAATCCTAAGAGATGTATCTAAAGCATCAGCTTCTTTAAAATTAACTTTAGGAGGAAGTGCTGAAGCAGTAGCTGAAGCAGCAGCTAAAGCTAGACAATTTGGGGTTAATCTTGAACAAGCAGAAAAAATTTCTCAGAGTTTACTTGATTTTGAATCATCTATAGAAAATGAATTAAGTGCTGAGTTATTAATTGGAAGAGATTTAAATCTTGAACGAGCTCGAGGTTTAGCCTTAAATGGTGATATAGCAGGAGCTACAGAAGAAATAGCAAAACAAGTAGGAACATCTGCTGATTTTTCTAAAATGAATGTTATCCAACAAGAAGCTTTAGCTAAGGCTGCTGGGATGACTAAGGATGAATTAGCTCAATCTTTAATGGATAGAGAAGCATTGGCTAAATTATCTGAGGTTGAAGGTAAAACAGCCCAAGAAAAATTTAATAATTTAGTTAAAGAAGTTGGTTTAGAAGAAGCCAAAAAACGTTTAGGAAATGAACAATTAGCTAACCAATTCCAACAACAATCAGTCCAAGAACGATTTACTCAAGCTGTAGAAAAATTAAAAGAAGTTTTTATTCAAATTGCAGAACCTATACTCCAAATAGTTTCCCCTTTAGCTAACCTAGCTAGTTCAGTTTTACCTTTAATTAATATTGCCTTACAACCTATATTATTTATATTTGAATCTATAGGATCTGCTGTTCAAGGATTTACAGATTTAATCACAGGAAATTTACATGAAGGTTTAGGAGGATTTTTGCAAATAGCTCAATCTATAGCAACAGTATGGGGAGGAATAGTATTAACTAGTAAATTATTAGGTAAAGAAACTCTTAAAAATATATCCCTCCAAGGTATATTTAGTAACCTACTTAAAAAAGATTTTTGGTTAAGTATAGGATCATCTATAGCAAAAATGTGGGGAGCAATAGTAGGAATGTTAGGACCTTTTGGAATACCTGTAGCTATAGCAGCGGGAGCAAGTTTAGTAGGTTTAGTCGGTAGTTATCTCGGAGACGATATTCTTTCCCCAGGAGAAGGCTCCTCAGGTTATGGTAAACGTACCTTATTTGGCCCAGAAGGAGCAATCCAATTAAATGATAAAGACACAGTTATAGCAGGTACAAATTTATTTGGAGACGATATAGCTTCAGAACCAGGTAAACCTACTGAAATGATGGGAGCTGGAGAGATTAAAGTAGCTTCTCCTCAATCTCCTGGAATAAATATGGAACCAACAAATGCTCTTCTTCGCCAATTGATTTCTGCTGTTCAACAAGGAGGTGTTGTTACTTTAGATGGACAAAAAGTAGGAGAAGCTTTAAAAATAGGAACTTATAAAACTCAATAATATTAAATATTTATAATAAAAATAATTATGGGATTATTAGATACATTAACACAACAAGGATCACAATTAAGTGAATTTGATGGACAAACTCCACCTAATGCTGGTTTGGCAAATCCTCAATCAACCCTACATTACCAGTATTCAATTAATGGTATTCCTAACTTAACAGGATTTCCAACTCCTTCATTGCTTGATTTGGATGGTCAAACACCTCCACGTTACTTAGACAACCCGCCACAATAAGGTTAATATATGGGGCTTTTTAGTAAATTACAAAACGGTGATACTGTACTGAAATCTCTCAAGTTTGGTAAAGACAGACTAGGGGGAGGAAACAGTAATCAACCTTACATTCAAAACCCCATAATTGATGAACCTGGTCAATTATCTCAAGCAGATAATGATTTTTTATTCCGTAACGGAATAAAAGCTCCTATAAATGCTATTGAGGATGTTACTAGATTAACTAAATACATGTTTGATTTAAAATCTCCTAGTGGGATTTTATTTGGAATTAAACAAAACTTACTATCTAGGATATCTCCAAAAACAGAAGCATCTAAAGGAGCAGCATATGCTGGAGGAGCATTAAACTCAGGAGTTTATACTCCACTCTCAACCCTAGCCCAAGCTGGAGTAGGATTTACAGGAACTCATCTAAATAAACAAGGTATAGACCCAACGGGTCTTATAGATGCTTTATCTATTAAAAAATATGAAGATGTAGTTAAATCCCAAGATGAAAATAGATTAACAACTTTATTTACTCTTATATCTGGGAGTACATCTCAAAATAATTTTAACTTTATAAAAGGTTATAGTTTAAATGTAGGAAATAATGTTATTACATATGGTGGAGGACCTGGGTCTATTTTAGGAATAGGAAAAACTAATATTAGATTTGCTGATCAAAGAACAGGAGATAACAATCCATTATCTATAACTAACTCCCAATATTTTTATAATGGTGGTTTAACTAGACCTAAAACTATAGTAGACTATTACAATACCTTAGGAGCTAGTGAAAAATATGGTTTAACAGGTAATGAAATAGGATTAACTTTAGAAGGTCAATTCCTTAGAAGATTATATAATGCTGAAATACCATATTCGACCCTTTCATTTGATGATCAAGGATTGATACTTGTAGGACCTGATGCTTATCAAACTAATAAACTCCTTAAAAACATAACCCAAGAACCAGATTCAACTTATAATTCTCCTATAGAAAATATTCTGATTGGCTATAAGAGACAACTTACTTCCCCATTATTTTTTCAAGTAGGTAGAACATGGGTTACCACTTCTGATGGTAATTTTATTGCTGACTATAGTTCTAAAAATACTTTAACTAGAGATTACACAGATACTGATGTAAACAATGCTGGAGGAGGGTTATGGAAAGATTTTAATAATGGGAGTAAACAACACCAAGAAGGATACTTAGCTGATTTAGATAAAAATGCTGGAACTTGGAAAGACCAAAACGGAATCCTCCAAATAAATAACAACAATGCATATCCCGGAGGTATAGCCCCTGATTTTCGTCTAACCCCTAGAGAAAAAAGAGGTTTATATAAATTACCCACAGGAGCCCAAAACTTAGAATCCCTTGAACCCCTTCCAGGATATGAAATAGGCCAAGGAGAAACACGTAGTGAATATCATAATTCTGCAGGAAATCTAGAAAAAAATACCCTTCAAAGAATATATTACCGCTCAGATAGATCATCATTTGCCTCAACTAAAAACCCATTTTTACCTTCATCTAAAGATATAATCCCTTTTAATATTACTATTTTAAACCCTACAAATCTTTCTCTTAAAACTCTAACTTTTAGAGCCTACATTGATTCTCTTTCAGACGCATATTCAGCAGACTGGAAAGCTCAAACATATATGGGTGTAGGAGAAAAATTTTGGAAGTATAATTCATTTGGAAGAGAAATTGGATTTGAATTATCTGTAGTCGCAGAAAATCCTGATCATCTTGATGATATGTATAGAAATTTAAATATCCTTGCAGGCTCAATAGCCCCTACGTATACTAAACAAGGTTATATGGCTGGAAATATACATAAAATAACTTTAGGGAATTATTTAATAAACCAGTATGGTATAGTTACTGGACTTTCCTACAACCTAGTAGAAGATTCTACTTGGGATATAACCCCAGGAAAACAACTTCCAAAATATATTACAGTATCAGGAATTAAATTTACCCCAATCCACAACTTTAGACCAGAATATTTACCAGATGAACCTCATAGATAT